AAAATGTATAGGTACATATAGGGGGTAGGGGGTGACGCGAACGCCCGCGACGCACGCGTAGGACTTTTAGAAGTTTCGCGAAACCCCCGTAACTCCCGTAACCGTGTAACCGCGTAACCGAACCATTGCGGCCACCGCATCACTGGCGTAGGATCACCACCATGACCGGACGACCGACAATCCGCACCCCTGAGATGGTCGACGACATCCTTGCCCGACTGTCGAACGGCGAACCCCTCGCGGCCATCTGCCGGACCGATGGCTATCCCCACCCGTCGACCTTCCGCGACTGGGTGAACGCCGACGAGGAGCTTTCCCGCCGGTTCGCGCGCGCGCGGGAGGTCGGTTTCGACGCGATCGCCGAGCAGGCCCTAGACATCGCCGACGACGAGCGTCACGACTGGGTCCTGAGCAAAAAGGGTGAGGTCACTGACGAGGTCGCTATCGGGCGGGCACGCCTCCGGGTCGAAACCCGCCTCAAGCTCTTGGCGAAGTGGGACCCCAAGCGCTACGGCGACAAGCTAGAGCTGGCCGGCGACGCCAAGGCGCCCTTGACCGTGCACGTCGTCAAACTCACCGACGGGGGCAGCCAGTGACGGAAGCCGCCGCCGAAGTCGTCCGCCCGGAGACGCCCGAGGTCCAGGTCGGCCGCGAGATCGCGATGCGGCTGATCGACAGCCTCGGCCAGCTCATCGAGAAGCACAACGCGCCGGAGGCGATCTACCTGCGCGACGAGGCGGCCCAGTGCCTCATCGCCTACTTCGCCCACTGCGGCCGGCCGCCGGCGCTGCCGGTGCACGTCCTCGGTATCCCGCTGCGCGTCGGCCAGACGGGCGGCAAGGCCGTAGTTCTGGTGATGCCGAGCGGCCGCACGGTCGAGCACTGATGCCGGCAGGCAACGTCATCCAGCTCCCGGCGAACGGCTGGCGGCCACGGCCCTACCAGCTCAAGGCGTGGGCGGCGCTCGAGGCTGGGAAGCGGCGCCTCGCGCTAGCGTGGCACCGCCGCGCGGGCAAGGACGACCTCTGCCTGCACTGGGCCGCCGTCTCGTCCATGACGCGCGTCGGCGGCTATTGGCACATGCTCCCGCAGGCGAACCAGTCGCGAAAGGCGATCTGGGACGCGGTCAACCCGCACACTGGGCGGCGCCGCATCGACGAGGCTTTCCCCGTCGAGATTCGCGAGACGACGCGCGAGCAGGACATGTTCATCCGGTTCAAGAACGGGTCGACGTGGCAGGTCGTGGGCTCGGACAACTACGACAGCCTCGTCGGCTCGCCGCCGGTCGGCGTCGTGTTCTCCGAGTACGCGCTCGCCGACCCCGGCGCCTGGGCGTTCCTGCGCCCGATCCTCGCCGAGAACGGCGGCTGGGCCCTGTTCATCTCGACGCCGCGCGGCCGCAACCACTTCGCCCGGATGGTCGAGTACGCCCAGCGGTCGCCGGACTGGTTCGGGCAGGTTCTCACCGTCGAGGACACTGGGGCAATCCCGCCCGAGACGATCGACCGCGAGCGCCGCGAGCTGGCCGCCGAGCGCGGCGACACCGAGGCGAACGCGATCATCGCGCAGGAGTATTACTGCGACTTCGACGCGGCCATCCCCGGCGCCTACTACGGCGAGCTGATGACACGGGCCGAGCGCGAGGGGCGCATCGGCGACTTCCCGCACCTCCCGAACTTCCCCGTAGGCACGGCGTCTGACCTCGGGTTTGGCGACTCGACGGTCGTCTGGTTCTACCAGCAGCTCCCGAATGGCCGCGTGCGCATCATCGACTGCATCCCCGGGTCTGGCGTTGGCGTCGACTGGTATGCGCAGCGGATCGTTGGGCGGCCGTACACCTACGCCGACCACATCTGGCCGCACGATGGCGACCACGGGAACATTCGCGACGTGAACGGCACGACGCTCAAGGCGCAGGCCGAGAAGCTGGGATGGCGGCCCATCCGCATCCTTGAGCGCGACCCGACCGTGGACATGGGGGTCCAAGCCGTCCGGTCGATGCTCCCGCTGGTCGAGTTCAACACGAACACGATCCCCTTGCCCGGCGAGACGCCGGACGAGGCTCGGCAGCGTATGGGCAGGGCGCTCGACGCCCTGCGCCAGTACCGCCGCGAGTGGGACGAGAAGTTGCAGCGGTTCAGGGACAAGCCCTTGCACGACTGGGCATCGGACTTCGCCGACGGGTTCCGCTACCTTGCCCGAGGCCGGAAGCCTTGGCGCCGGGAGGGCGCCGCCGGCCTGCCGTCGCTGGCCGTCATGGACTAGCCCGCCCGAGGGGCGTAGCCTCGGTGCAGGAGGTATCCCCCATGCCCCGCAGGTTCCCCGGCCATCACCACGGCATCCCGACCGATATGTTCACGTCGGACGACCCCGGCGTGCGTCGGCTGCAGGTCGACGTTGGGCAGACGGGGTTTTTCGCTGGGCGCGAGTTCCGCGTGTTCCACGAGTACGTCGTCGCTGGCACGCCGCTGGTGTTCCGAGTGACGGTGCCAGACCCGCCGCTAAAGGGCATTTTCCTCCACGACCTTCGGCTGACTTGCCACCAGGGTGGCGTGCACTTGCGCACCTACCGCGGCGGCACGGCCGGCGGCACATGGACGGCAAAGGCCGTCTGGCCGAACAACGGCATCCCGGACATTCCGGGATATGTGAATTCGACCGCGGTCGAGTTCGGCGGGACGCGCTCGGGCGGAATCGGGCCCACCGACGCCGTCTCGGTGTTTTGCAACGAGACAGGGAAGTCGTCCACCACCAGCGCCGTCCTGCTGAGCGGCGAGCGCGGCCTGCCGGCCGGGGTCTACTTCATCGAGCTGACCGCCATCGCTGGCGTCAGCGTCGACTCGCTCGGCGAGGTGTCGGCCGTGTTCGAGGAGCGGCTTCCCGATGACAGTTGGGTGTGATTGCGCCCGCCGCACCGGCGTGGCACCATCCGCCCGAATTAGGGGGTCGCATGTCTTTCGTGAACAAACTGCCGATGCCTCACCGCAAGCTCGACAAGTTCGATCCGGTCGGCCGCGCCGTGCACAAGCAGATGGCGGACTCGCCGACCTCAAAGTATCGCAGCGGCCTCACGAACGCGATCCTGAACCGCCGGGCGCATGGCTCGGCATCTGGCGCCACGCCGACCACTAAGCCGGGGCTCTGACATGACTTTCTCGAAGCCGAAGATTCCCAAGCAAGAGGTGGCCCCGCCGCCGCCGACGGTCGACGAGGCCGTGCGGTCGAGCGAGGAGGCCGACAAGCTGCGCCGCCGCCGGGGCCGATTGGCGACCGTGTTCGCTGGCCGGATGCCCGGAGGCGGCGCGGCGCCGTCCGTCGCCACCAAGCAGCTCACGGGACAGTGATGCGCGTCGTGGAGTTCATCGAGCGATACGGGGCCCCGCTGGTGCTCGGCGCCGCGGCGTTCGCGCTCGCGCTTCTCGACTGGCCGATCGCTGCCGTCCTCATGGCGTTCACCGCCGGCACTACCTACCGCGAGCACCCCTGATATGGCCGACTCCCGAGCCGACGAGATTCTGCGCCAGCATTCGGCGATGGAGAGCGACCGCGCCGTGTTTGAGGGGCACTGGCGCGAGATAGAGGAGCGGATCAGCTACAAAGGCCGCTACTTCCAGAACCAGAGCGACACGCAGGGCACGAAGTCGACCGACCGCATTTTCGACGTGACGGCGCCATTGGCGTGCGATCGCTTCGCCGCGGCTATGGAGTCGATGATCACCCCGCGCACGCAGCGGTGGCACAAGCTCACCGTGGCGTCGCCAGAACTGGCCGACGACCAAGAGGTGCGCGCCTGGTGCGACGAGGTGACGGACATCCTGTTCGCCGCCCGCTACGCGCCGCAGGCGAACTTCGCGTCGCAGGTGCACGAGGCGTACTGGTCGATTGGCGCCTACGGCACCGGCGGCATCTTCGTCGATGACCGCGTCGGGCAGTCCCTCGTCTATCGCGCGATCCACCTGTCCGAGCTGTTTTTCTCGGACGACATGGCCGGGCGCATCGACAAGGTGCACCGCCGCCAGCGCCCGACGCTGCGGCAGATCGCTCAGCGGTTCGGCGTCGATCGCATGCCGCCGAAGCTGCGCGCCATGCTCGAGAAGTCGCCGGACGCGCGCACCGACGTGGTGCATTGCGTGAAGCCTAACGACGAGTACGACGCCAAGCGTTCGGACTACCGCGGGCGCGCGTTCTCGTCGTACTACGTCCTGTGCGAGTCGCGCGACGTGCTCGAGGAGTCGGGCTATCGGTCGATGCCGTACTGCATCGGCCGGTATTCCACCACGCCGCGCGAAGTGTACGGCCGCGGCCCCGGCATGCTTGTCCTGCCGGAGGTCAAGATGCTGAACGAGATGCGGAAGTCGATCCTCCGCGCGGCGCAGAAGGCGGTCGACCCGCCGCTGCTGCTGCCCGAAGATGGGCTCCTCCGCGCGTTCGACCTGCGCGCCGGGTCGCTGAACTATGGCGGCGTCGACGCGAACGGGAACCCGATGGTGACGGCGCTGCAGGGCATCGGCCGCGTCGACATCGGCGAGGAGATGCTGGCGCAGTGCCGGCAGGTCATCAATGACGCGTTCCTCGTCACGCTGTTCCAGATTCTCGTCGAGACGCCGAACATGACGGCGACCGAGGCGATGCTCCGCGCGCAAGAGAAGGGCCAGCTCCTCGCCCCGACGATGGGCCGCACACAGTCCGAGATGATCGGCCCGTGCATCGAGCGCGAGCTGGACATTCTGGCCGCGGCCGGGCAGCTCCCGCCGATGCCCGAGGCGCTGATGGAGGCTGGCGGGCTGGTGGAAGTCTCTTACGAGTCGCCGCTGAACCGCCTGCAGAAGTCCGAGGATGGCGTCGGCATCCTCCGCACGCTGGAATCCCTCGGCCCGCTGGCCCAGCTCGATCCGACCGTCATCGACGTGTTCGACCCCGAGCAGGGCGCGCGCATCATGGCCGAGGTCAACGGCGTCCCCGCGAAGGCCATGCGCTCGCCGAAGCGCGTCGCCGCCATGCGCGAGGGCCGGGCCGAGCAGCAGGAGATGGGCCAGCTGTTGCAGGCTGCCCCGGTCGCGGCTACCACGGCGAAAACGCTCGCCGAGGCGCAAGCCGTCGCGCGCAACAACCCCGCGCCGCTGCCGCTGGGCTGACGCATGCACCCGAAGCTCGCCGCCCTGTTCCGCAAGAACACCGCCTATCGGCAGTGCTTCCTTGACGACAAAGGCCAGCTCACGCCGGCCGCCAAGGTCGTCATGGCTGACCTGGCGAAGTTCTGCGCCGCCACTGAATCCACGACGGTTGTCTCGCCTATCAGCCGGCAGACCGACGTGCCGGCCACCATGCAGCGCGATGGGCGCCGCGAGGTGTTCACGCGGGTGTGGCGCATGTTGCGCCTCCCCATCAACCAGCTGTTCGAGATCGAGGAATTCCGAGAATGATCACCGACCTGCTTGACCTGACCGTGCGCGAGATCGCCGCCGGCATTGCAGCGCTTCCCGTCGAGGAGCTGGAAAAGCTCCGCGAGGCCGAGCTGGCGGGCAAGACCCGCAAGATGGTCCTTGCCGCCATCGACGAGGAACTGGCCGCCCGCGAACGTGGCGAGACGCCGCCCGAAGCGCCGGCCTTGCCCGCAGCCGAGGCCGTCCCGCTGGCCGTGGCCGAGCTGCAGATTCTCGGCGCCGACTACACCGGCGACCTGTGCGAGATTCGCGTGGGCTCGCGTCGATTCAGCGGCCGTGGCGAGTCCCGCGAGGCCGCATACCGATCCGCCGTGGGCGCCTGGCTGGCGTCCGAGGGCAAGGCGCTGGCCTGATCCAGCACAACGAGAGGTGACACAATGAGCGACAACAACGGGTCCGCAGGCGCGGGCAACCCGGCGCCCGGCGCCGGAGACGGTGGCGGCACGGGCGGGGCGTGGTTCGACTCGATCCCTGACGCCGAACTCAAGGGCTTCGCGCAGACGAAGGGCTGGAAAGACCCGGCGAGCGTCGTCGACGGCTACCGGAACCTCGAAAAGCTGATCGGGGCGCCGAAGGAGCGCGTCCTGAAGCTGCCCGAGAAGCCGGACGACCCCGGCTGGGGCGAGGTGTGGGGCAAGCTGGGCCGGCCGGACAAGCCGGAAGCCTACGAGCTGCCGATCCCCGAAGGGCACGGCGACCCCGAGTTCGCGAAGGGCATCGCCGAGGTCATGCACAAACACGGCGTCCCGAAGGGTGCGGCGCACGCGCTGGCCGAGTTCAACAACAACTACGTCAAGAACTTGATCGAGACGCACCAGCGCGAGCAGCAGCAGAAGTCGGCGGCCGAGCTGTCCCAGCTCAAGAGCGAGTGGGGCGCCAAGTTCAACGAGAACGCCGAGCTGTCCAAGCGCGCGGCCCGAGAGTTCGGCGTCTCGGCCGAGCAGGCCCAGGCGCTCGAAGGCGCGCTCGGTACCGCCGGCATGCTCAAGCTGTTCAACTCGATCGGCAGCCGGCTCGCCGAGCCAAAGCCCTTTGAGGCCGGCGGAAGCGGTGACGGCGGCTCGGGCTTCGGCCTCACCCCAGAGGCGGCGAAGGCCCGGATCGGCCAGCTCCGCAACGACCGCGACTGGGCGGCGAAGTACCTGGCCGGCGACGTGCACGCCCGGCAGGAGATGGAGCGTCTGACGCGGGTTGCGGCCGGCGGCTGACGGCTGTTGCATCGGGCGCAGTGCTGGCGTAGGCTGCGCCCGAACGGCACCAAGCGTGCCGAGCAGACGCAGCGGACAAGGCTACGGCCCCCGCTGACGCCGGGAAAGACCGGCGCATGCGTTCGGCGGATCGAGCGCGTGGGTTCCGCGGCCGCCGCGGGGAAGCCCGAAACATCAAGCATCCCTCGAGACCTCGGAGACACACGCCATGAGCGTCAATATCCCGCAGCACTACGTCATCCAGTTCGCGACGAACATCCAGCTTCTCCTGCAGCAGAAGGGCTCGAAGCTCCGCGATACCGTCACTTCCGGCAGCTACACCGGCAAGCAGGCCAGCCCGGTCGACCAGGTCGCCGCCATCAACGCGCAGAAGGTCACGGGCCGCTTTAACCCGATGGGCCGCGTGGACGCCGCCGTCGACCGTCGCTGGGTCTACCCGCAGGACTACGACCTGCCGCAGCTCATCGACACCTTCGACAAGCTCCGCCTGCTGCTCGACCCGACTTCGAGCTTCGTCACGAACGCGACCTACGCGATGGGCCGCGCGATGGATGACGAGATCATCGCC